AACGTCCCCCTGGAACTGATAGGGAAGCCTGCGAGCGATGCCGCCGCCCGTGCCTTGGCTGCCGCCAAGAAAGCGGAAGGAGCCGTAGCCGGACTGGAGGAAAAGACCCAGGCCGCCACGGAAGCGGCCACCAAGGCCAACGAAGCGGCAGCCAAGGCAGAAAACGCCGCTGCCAAGGTGGAACAGACTACGGCAGCAGCCATCGGCGGGGCTACCGCACGCTTTTCCTCATGGATGGAAACAGGCAACGTTTTACCTGACAAGAGTACCAAACCGGGCGGCAGCGTAGTGTATGTAGCGGATGCCGGGAAGTTCGCCTACCACATGGACTCCACCCTGTACGGGGACTGGGATGTGGCGGGTGTGCCTCCTGCCGGCATATTCATGAATGCGGACCGGACAGCCATCCTGCCGGACAAGCTCTACCTGCTGGGTGATGCCGTATATACCGGAACAGGCGGCAGCCTGAGACTGCTGGCCTACCGGCATGAGGTGATGAGCGGGGAAGCTTACGAGGCGCTGCAGGACAAGGATGCGAATACGCTGTATCTGATTTATGAGGAGGATTGACGATGATAACCATAGGCGGTAAGGAAATAACGGCTGCGTATGTGGGGAAACGTGCCCTGTCGGCAGTCTATGCCGGGGCAAGACTGGTGTGGTCTGCGATAAGCAGCTGTTTCGGACTTGGATACTGGAAAGGCGACGAGCCGTGGAACGGATCGGACGCATGGAACGGTAGCAGTAAAACTGATAAATGAATGATTATTATAAAAGGACAGTATTATGGCAAAAAGGAAAATAAGCGGAATCATCAACGCGACTGAACATCCGATGAATCTTGAAACACCATGGAATCAGAAACAGCCGGACGGCACCTATCATGCCTATGCAGGCGATGACATCGAAGCGTTCCTGAAGAAGGAACTGTCAAACCGTACCCCTACCGAGGAACTGGTGAGCGGCGAGACGAAACCTCCTACATCCGGAACGGTGTTCGATGCGATGGTGGGTACGGTGACGGACGTGGATGTGCAGGACAGCGAGGACGGCACCCAGTACGTGATGACCGTCAAGCAGAAGGACAACCAGGGCGGCGAGAGCTCGAAGGAAGTGCGCTTTTCCAAGTACACGGACGATGACAAGGTGGTGGTGAACATCGACCTGACGGACAGCGGCGGTGCGGGACTTCCCGCCTCGCAGTATCTGGCACTGGGCAGCGGCTTTGTGGTGAAATACTCCGTAGGTGTGGGCACTGCCGGTGGCGGTACGGTGGACGGCTACAGCGACCTGAAAGCCCGCGTGATCGTGAAACGCGGTTCGACCGTCATCAGTGAGTTCCGGGATGCGGAGTTTGTGGGCGTTACAGCCGGACAGAGCTATACCTTTGACGCTTCGCCCTACCTGAAGGATGCCACTGCCTATACCGTACAGGTGGAAGCGCAGGCAACTTACCAGGACGGCACGCTGATGAAGACGGCCACGGCCAAGGTGACCATGGTGGCCATGGAGCTGGAGACCACCTACTCGGCGGGCAACGGGCTGGCCGACGGGGGATATAAAAATGACGTGAACATCCCCTTTACTGCCAAGGGCACGAGCGGTGAGAAGAACATCTACTACCGCGTGAACGGCGGACAGGCCTTTACCCTCGGTCTTTCGGCCGGCAGCGGTGTGCAGCAGAAGAACGTGACCATCCCCCTGACACAGATGCAGGAGGGTACGAACGTGGTGGAAGCCTACGCGCAGCATGAGAACTCCGGTGTGGTGAGCCGGGTGCATTACATTACGCTGCTGAAGGCAGGCGGAGGTGTGACAGCGTATGCCGGCCTGATGTTCAGCCACCGGGCAGCGGGGTTCCAGCGTGACTGGAAACACCCGGTGCTGGAGGCAGAGCAGTTCACGGCATGGAACTTCACGTATGCCGGCTATGACCGCGATGCGTACACGGCCCGTGTGAAAGTGACCGACCGGGGCAGCGTGGTGAAGGAAGACCTGCTGCAACGCGGTGAGACCGGCAGCTACGGACGGACGAACGTGAACGTGGAACCGTTGGACTACCGTGTGTCATGCGGCGATGCCGTGCTTGAGGTGCAGGTGAACACCACATCGCACCCGGACATTGAAGCCACGCTGGCACCGGATGCCGTGTGTACGTTTGACGCCTTCGGGCGAAGCAACACGGAAAACAACCCGGCAAGCTGGGTGAGCGGTGACAAGCGTATGGAGTTCCGGGACGTGCTGTGGAGCGTGAACGAATATGGTGCCGGTAGCGGCTGGCACAAGGACCGCCTGCTGCTGGCCGGTGGTGCAGGTATGACCCTGACCGCTGACGGCGGTTACCGCCCCTTCAACGAGGCGGACAAGCCCGAGGGATTTGCCATCCGTGACGTGGGCATGACGCTGGAGATAGAATACAGCACGGCCAACGTGACGGATACGGATGCCGAGCTGATCACCTGCCTGGGGCAGCTGGACAACGGCAACCGGTACGGGCTGATTGTGACTCCGGAAGAGGCCAAGTTCCTGACCGGTGTGGTGACCGAGGCGATGGATGCCGGACAGGTGCTGCGCTATGAAGACTCGGTGGGTACCAAGTTCCAGCCGGGTACGAATATCCGCATTACCTACGTGTTCTATCCGAACGTGCAGACCAACGAACAGCGCACGCTGATCGGTTTCTATGTGAACGGTGAAGAGTCGGCTGCTTCCAAGTGGCTCGACAAGGTGAATTTTGACATTCAGAGCCAGTTGGAATTTAAGTCGGCAGGTGCCGACTTGAACGTGAAGAGCGTGCGTATCTATAACAAGGCGCTGACCTCGGACGAGGTGCTGAACAACTACATCGTGGACCGCAACCACCTGGAGGATGCCGACGGGGAACCGGGCGTGCGCTCACTGGATGAGGACAACCGCGTGCTGAATGAAGGAGATACGGTGAGCATGGAGAAGCTGATGGGGCTGATGAAGAAGCGCCGGAACTCGATCCTGGTACTGATAGGCACGGGCAGCGTGGGCAGTGAGGTTCCGAGCGAGAGCGACACGCTGAACGTGGTGGATGCACTGGCCCAGCTGAACGACAAGAAGGCCAATAAACTGGTAAGGGAGGTCCGTTTCTATAACGGAGAGGACAGGACGCTTGACTTTATCCTTACCAACGTATATGTCCGTATTCAGGGTACTTCTTCCGTGAACTATGCCAGAAAGAACTTCCGTTTCTACTTCCAGAAGACGGCAAGCGGCTGGACGGTTACATTGAGCTACGGGGAGATTGACGGAAACGGCAGGCAGAAGAATCCGGTGGTAACTACCGGCAAAAAAAATCTCTTCAAGTTACGCAGGAACTCGGTAGGCGCGAAGCTGGCATGTTCCAAATGCGACTTCTCGGACTCGTCCATGACCACCAATACCGGAGGTGCGAAGCTTATCAATGACGGACTGAAAGAGATGGGGCTGCTTACGCCTGCCCAGCGTTACGCCAAAGACCATGGGCTGGAGGATGATTACCGTTCGGCCATCGACGGCCTGCCGTGCGACCTGTTCGTAGCGAAGAGTGCCGACGAAGACCTGACCTATTACGGCCAGTACAACATGAACAACGAGAAGAGCGACAGCTACCCCATCTTCGGGCAGGATGAGACCATCGGCGGCGAGAAATGGGGCGAGGGCGACACGCTGAACTACCTGGAAGCCGACGAGGAAGGACACAAGCAGTACCTGCCCGTCTGCTTCGAGACGCTGAACAACTCCAATCCGCTGTGCCTGTTCCACTGGTTGCCGAGTACCGAACCGGAGCATAAGGATTTCATGGACTACAACTTTGACGGAGGACTGGAATTTAATCATCCGAAAGATACCTTCTGGTCGGACGGAGGCGGTGACGCGGAGGAAGAACCGAACCTGAAAGACCACCTCGGTACCGGTGACAAGTACGACAAGATGTACAAGGCCACCGACCGCATGATGAGTTTCGTCTACCGGTGCGTAAAGGAAACGCCTGCGGGCAGGAACATGGTTTACAGCACGGAATCCCATTCGTTCGAGGGGGTGGACTATGAGGACGACGGCGACAAGTTCCCTACCGCCAAGTGGCAGAGCGATACGTTCAGGAAAGAGGCCGGGAAGTATTTCGACCTTCCCCACCTGATTGCCTACTATCTGTACGTGCAGTTCAACCTCGGCGTGGACCAGCTTGCGAAGAACATGCTTATCCGCACATGGGACGGTGTGAAATGGTCGATTGACTATTATGACGGCGACTGCCAGCTCGGTTCTGACAACAAGTCGTTCCTGACCGGGAAGTATGACGACAACCGCCAGACGAAGCGCGACGGGGCTTATGTGATGCAGGGTCATAACTCGTGGCTGTGGAACCTCATCGTGGCCAATTGCTGGGACATGATTGTGGAGATTATGGTGAGCGGATGGAACGGGGGCGCAAGCTTCATGAGTGCCTTCAGTATCCAGAAAGCCATTGACCATTTCGATACCGAACAGATGAAGAAGTGGTGCTCACGCCTCTATAACAAGTCCGGCATCTTCAAATACATCTACCCGTTCCTGAACGAAATGCCGGTGGGTGCTGACGGTGCCAAACAGACCTATCCGCAAATCTACGGTCTGAAGGGTTCGTTGAAAGCACACCGGAACTACTTCATCCAACGCCGGTATGACCTGAAGCAGGTGGAGTACGGCTATGTATCCACGCTGGGTGCCCAGTTCTACCAGAGTACGGCATCGCTGGACAAGGCTTATAAACTGAAACCGATGCAGTACCGGCTGACCATCCCGTACCGTGTGCAGCTCTCCACCAGCAACGGCGTGCAGGCCGACAGCGGCGTGGTGGATGCGGACGTGCTCCATTCCCTGCAGCTGACCCGTGCCTTCGGTGAGAACGACCCGCTGAAGATTATCGGTGCAGCCAAAATCAAGGAGCTGGTATGGCACGAGGATGCGTTCGCAATCGGCTTCAACTTCGGTCTGCTGACCTCACTGGTAAAACTCGACATGAGCGTGGAGAAAGCCAGCGGTTACCGGAACGGCTCGTTCATGGCTTCGACCAATGGTATGCTGCTTCTGGAAGAAGTGAACATGCGGAACAACCGGCTGGCCCGGAACGGGGACAACGGGAATGTGGCCACTTTGGACTTGAGCTGGCAGGGCCGCCTGAAGAAACTGGACGTGAGGGGTACGGGGCTGACCCGTGTGAAACTGGCCACCGGTGCGCCCGTTGTGCAGTTATGCCTGCCGGACACGATTGAGGAACTGTTCCTGGAATATCTGACCAAGCTGTCCGATAGTGGCCTGATACTGGAAGGGATCAATAATGTGCGGGGCTACCGCTACACCAACTGCCCCGGCATCGACGGGTTCGCTATGCTGGAACGCCTGCACCAGGCCAGACTGAACGGCAGCGGCAAGCTGGAGCGCTTCGTGCTGGAGATAGACCGGGAAGACGACGGAACCCTGCTGAAGAAGTATTACGACTACGGAACGTATACACAGACGGGTGCCGTGGATGACCGGCATTCGGGACTGAGGGGCAAGCTGACCCTGACGAAGTATCTGGCCGATGAGGAACTGGAGAAGTATGCCGCCCGTTATCCGGAACTGACCATCAAGCAGCCGCCCTATACGATGATCGAGTTTGACGACAGCGTGGCCGACGATGCCAATGTTTCGAACCTGGACAACAAGACGGGGTACAAATTCGGCAATACGTACAAAATGAGCGGGCATGTGAATGCCATCCTGTCCAAGCGCCACCGCGTATTGGCTAAGGTGACGAAGATGCCCACGAGCCGGAAGGTGGAGATAGCCGGGCAGCAGGTGGAAGTGAACAACCCGGACGGGGAGATGACCTATTTCCCCCTGCATGACGAAAGCTCGAACTTCTATGCCGATGCGGAGGATATGAACGACTGTACGGTGGCGAAGCTGGACGGCAGCGAGGGAGACTGGATGATGTATGAGCCGTTTTACTGGAGCAAAGGCATCAACGATTATTTGAACAACAAGAAGTACGCCTGCTACAGCAGTTATCCGGAGGACGAAATGCCCCCGGTGCCTGAGGCGACGGTACTGACACTGGATGCCATCAAGGAGACACAGGGCGGCTGGCTGGGTGAACGCAAGATCATGAGCGGCAAGCCCACGCTGATGGAATCCTATACGACGGACAAGGCTTATTCCGTGTGCAAAGTGGACGTGTCGGGTTACAGACGTGTCCGCTTCCCGAGCGTTCCAGGAACAGGGCTTATCGGCAGTGTGTTTGCTGATGCGGAGGGAAACATCCTGAAGAGTATTGTGGTGCCGACCATCGGCTTGAAATTTGAAGCCGGCATGTATCTGATAGCAGACGTTCCGGAACGTGCTACAGCCCTGCATTTCTCCATTCTGAACACGGCAGAGTTTGACTGCGTGGTACTGAGCCACAGCGACAAGATAGAGGACATGGAACCGGATTGGGTGGCCAATGAGGAGCATCTGTGTGCCGTTGTGGGCAGTTCGGTGGTGGGCAGTAAACTGCGTGCCTGCATCACCGGAGCTTCGACCACGGCAAGTATGACCTGGACGGACTTCCACTACTACAGCCAGCAGCGGGGTATGCAGCAGATAGATGCGCTGATGCACAGCCGCATCGCGAACCTGAGCTATGCAAAGTACGGGCGCAGGGATATGCAGGAACAATGCGGTGCCGGTCAGCATAACAATAACCGCACAACAGGCGGAACGGCCGAACACGGGATGACAGACACCATCGGCTACGATGAAGCGTATGTCATTAACAACAAAATCACGAATTCGCTGATTGACGGCCTGGTGCACCAGTATGCCTGGTATAAGAGTCGGGACGAATACGGACAGGCGACTGTGGTGCAGGTGAACAATATCTGCTGCCTGGGCTATGAGGACATCTACGGCAACAAGTATGACATGATGGACGGCGTGGATCTGCCGAACGACAGCGGTAACGTGGGCAAATGGCGCATCTGGATGCCTGACGGCAGTATCCGTATGGTACAGGGCAAGAAGGACAGCGGTCAGTGGATTACAGGCGTGGCGCACGGCAAGTATATGGACATGATTCCGGTAGGTAATCTGAACGGATCATCTTCTACTTACTATACCGACATGTACTGGATAAGCACCGCTACAGTCCGTGTGGTCTATCGCGGGTGCGACGGTGCGAACGCGAATGGCGGTGTGTCGGATGCGTATGCGTATTACGATGCTTCGAATGCGAGTGCGTATATCGGCTCTGGCCTTCCGCGGCAAAATCGTCCGGGCGCAAAGCGTGGCAGCGTACAAGGCGATACGCGAGGTGGCGTAAGCGCAAAGCGCCAAAGCGTGGAGCGAAGCGACTAAAACGAAAGAACGGGATTCGGATGGTTTCCGAATCCCATTTAAAAGGTATTCAAATACCGGCGAAGCCGGCCGAATTTTTTTAGAATATTGATAGGGTAGGGGAATACAAAACTGAACTGATTTGAGGGTAAACGACCTCAATTTAACTATGTAAAGATAGTGATTTTTGTTGATATTTGCAAGTTATTTTTCTGTTATTTTTAGCTTAGAATTGACCAGTTCAAATGGAATAAAGAGTGCTTTAAATTATACGCTTCGTTTTGTGAAATGAACTTTTCATTTTGAAACGCGCGAACATTTCGATTTGCGGATTATAAACAGTTCTTCTTGTGGCATATTTATATACTTTTTGTATTTTTCGCTATTTCGTCAAGCTTGTTTCCAAACTTATAAATTAGTTTGGTGTATTTGTTAATACTTTCAAGGTGACCGTTGGATGAAATCATCAGATTTCTTATCTCAGTCAACATTGTATTGTTGTCTTTGGCAAATGAGGATATGGCTTGTGCCACCGCCAGCGTATTCAGCATGGCATTTTTTATTTCTTCTCCTGCAATCTGCAATGCTGTAAACCTACCGTTCAACTCTTCGCCAGTATCTTGACTCATTGCCTGAAAACCTTTGGATGAAGCTGACTGGGATGTTGATTCTTGCGAAATCTTGTCATATCCGGTTGCTGCGGCAAGCTCGTCACGGAGCTTCATGGCTTCGTCCACATAACCCATGTATTCATCCATCAGCTCCTTACGCTCATTATTGTCAAGCGTACCATCATCCTTCATGGCTTCACCGAATTTATCATACCATGTCCTCAGTTTGTCACTAAACTGTTCACCGATGGCATTTGACAGCATCGCCTGCATGAAATATTTGGATATGTCATCAGCAAAATCCTCCGCACTCTTCTCCATATCCATCAGACTGCTTATAAAACTGTCATACATGGAATCGAATGACATTCCGATCAGGCCCTCATAAAGACTGTCGGTCAGTTCTTCCAGTTTTCCTGCCTGCTCTATATAATCATCCAGCTTGTCGGTAACACGCTCACCGTAACCTCCCTTACCGGAAGATTCCATGATATCCCATAACCATACGTCCGACCGTAGAGCCTTCATCTGTTCGGGGGTCAGATTCCACAAGGAATCGGTGCCGGAGAAATCCTGCATGCCGGTAGCTTTTCTTGCGTGTTCCAGCATTTCATCCGTCCATTTCAGATAATGCTGCCAGCTGCCGTGGCTCTTATGATATCCGGCTTGCTCCTTTGCTATTTGCAGATAGTTTTTATTGACTTCCTCCTGATACTTTACAGCTTCCCTGTAAGATTCAACCGATTTCATTCCCTTGCTTGCCTTCATCTCGTCAGTCAGATCCTCGATGGCCGTTTGCAAAGTTCCATTCCTGTCCGTCAGCCTGTCTATCGTTTCCTGTACTTCCTTGGCGTTTCCACCTATTCCAAACAAGGAGTTGAAGCCTCCGAATGAGATTGCGTTCAGGATGTTTCCTATGCCGTTCCTCAATGACTTGCCGATTGTGACAAACAAATCCCCTGACAAGACATCACCGATAATTCCACTGACAGCGTTCAGAACAGCATCAAGCAGACCACCGACAAGATCACTTAATCCGTCTTTGAGTACGTCAATGATGGACAGAATCCATCCGACAATGGGGACCTCCTTAAGAGATTCTGACGTTTTTCCTATGACATCCTTGAATCCGTTCACGGTTTTGATAATTCCGCTATATGCGTTATACAATCCACCGGATGAAATCTGCTGCAAGCCTCCCAATAAATTTTCCATGCTTGCTTTCAGTATGGTGGCAGTATCAGTCAAATTACGCTGGGCCTGATTGGCGATATCAGTCTGTGTCTTCACATTGGCGGATGCAATGTCAGCATTCTGCCGTGCTGTTTCAAGAGCGTTTGCTGCGGCTTGTTTCTCACTTTCCGTTCCGCCCTTCTGCGCTTTGGTGTAATCATCCTGTGATTTCTTTAGTCTTTCCAAAGCAGCTGTTTCAATCCCTATGGCACTGATACGATTCTGTTCTGCTATTTGATAGGCTTTTACATCCTCTCCAAGTTTCTTGAAGTTGACTCCACTTGTACCACCCAAAGACTTTTCCATCTGGCTGATGGCGTCAATCAATGATTTCTGGCTTGCCTGATCGGAGTTCTTGAACTTGTCAGTCCGTACATATTTTTTCGCTTCGTCCAAGGCGGGCTTTATCATGTCGGAAAACATGGAACCAAACTCACCGAACACAGTAACCCAATCTATATTGGCTTTTATGGCTTCTGTTTCCTTGTTCTGTATGGCAACATCACGTTGTTTCTCCAGTAACTTTACTTGTGCACTATTAACACCGTTTTCTTCCTGTGCTTTCCTTATTTTTTCCGCATACTCTTGGGCGATAGCCAATTTCTGCTGCTGGAACGTGCCATATTCTTTCAAGTAGTCGTTCAAAGCCTGTTGTTCGGCTTTCAGCTGTCCTTCAGTTACATCGGAAATATCTTTATCTCTCATACTTTCGGCATTGGTATAAGCTTCTGAAATTTTCTGTGCCTGCTTGTCGGTCAGCTTACCGTTACCGGCTTTGCTCCATTCTTCCTCCTGTTTTCTTATCGCATCAATCTGTTTCTGATAATCAAGGTCAATCTGTTTCAACTTCTTTTCCGTGCCTTCTCTCATCAGGTTGATTTCATCCTGTTGGTTCTGACGGTGAAGTGAAAGAAGTTGCCCGTCCAGCTTTTCCTGATTTTCTTTTTGCTTTTTTGCTAGATTTTCCTGTCTGGTCAGTGCGCTTCCGGTTACTCCGCCCAGCTCCTTGTATGTCTTTTCGGATGCCTCCATCTTATCTTTGGCTTCTTTCACCTGTTTCGATGTAGCCGTCTGATCTTTGATTAAGGCCTCGTACCCTTTTTTCGCTTTCTCCCATTCGACTTTAGCATTTGCCAAATCCTCTTGATATGTAGTTTCTTGTGTTTCCTGTCTGTTCTCAACTTCCAATTGGGTATTGATTTCTGACAAGACATCTTTTCTTGCGTTTGCCAATTCATTCTTCAGGTCTTCGATACGCTGTGCCTGAACCTTCATTTCGGAACGGTTGTTCTCTT